ACCATCGACGACGCCCGTGGTCTTGGGAGTCGGGAGGGAATCGACCTGCCAGCGGAACTGGGTGTTGCCGGGCTTGGAGCCCTTCTTCGCCATGGAGGTGAAGGGGGTGTCCTTAGCGTCGACGAGGGCGATGAGGTCAGCGAGTTCTTCCCGCTTGCCGCTGGAGAACCCGGGTTCGGTGAGTAGAGCCATAGTAGTAGACTTTAGTTAGTAGTTTTTAGGTGAGGAACTTTGATGCGATGATGTCCGCAAGGTCGTCACTAGACGTAGACTTCATGAAACGAGCCTTAGCACCTTCGGACTTCACATCCCTTTCGGAACGCTGGGCCGGGGTAGCACCGGGTCTAGGTTGGACAGGGGCCCGCTGGACCGTTTTGGTCCGTGAAGCCGCTTCTCGGGACTGAATGCCCCGAAGGTAGTCACCTACGACCACCTTGTAGTCAGGGAACCGCCTGATTTCAGGAAACGCTTCTAAGAACTTTTCAGCGATTACTCGCTCCTTAGCCGCCTTGTCCTTCCACCAAGGATACTCCTTAACAGCAATCTGGTCCATGTGGTTCACTTGTTCGAGGTATCGTGCCTGTTTGGGCAGATACTCCTCCATAGCGTCCATGGCCTTGATTTTGATGTTACGGACGTCCTCGGCAGAGTAATCAGTCTCGTTGCCTTCCTTGTCCTTGACCGTCGCCCCATCGGGGTTCAGTTCGCACCATCGCCGAATCTGACGAGCCTGTTCCATTTCCTTTTGGATAAGGTCCATGCTCGTAAGGTTGGAGTAGGGGTTCTTGGGGTCATGGTTCTGGACTGGCTTCTTGGAAGCCTCCTGCCGCAGATTCTCCATTTCCTGCCTAAGTCGTTCTACTTCGGCCTCAGCCTCACGCCGTTTGGCGGTCAACTTGTCGATGCGTTTCTTGACTCCTTTAGGGAGGCCACGCTCGGATTCGCTTTCTTCGTCCTCGTCAGCCTTTTCGGCCTCGGATTCGGATTCAGTCTCATCCTCCGTGGTTTCATTAGTTTCGTCCTGTGAAAGAACCTCTTGTTCACTTTCGGCCGTCGCTTCAGTTTCGGCCGTTTCTTCCTCAGGCTTTATCTCGGACCCTTCGAGGTCCGTCTTTCCGGGTTCACTCAGGAAAGAGTTGCTGAACTGGTCAGCGATTTGGTCTACTGTCAGCCCAGAGAACATGGGCTTTGCTTCCGGGGCGTTTTGAGCCTGTCCCGTATCGGCATTTTGGTTTTCCATACGAATAAGTCGTAAGTCTTTTAGCAGGATTTTGAGGTTCCAGAACCTTACTTACAAAATGGGCCCAGCATTTCTTGATGCAAGGCTCCTTAAATCGAAGGACCATTTCCGGATGGATTACCGTTTTCGGGGGGCCTATCCTGTTCCATCAGCACCTGATTGCGGGTTTCAATCAGGATGGTCTTGAATGTGGCTAGGCCGTCGGCCCGGCCAGCGTACCATGCTCGGTCCTCACCACGATTTTCCTTGGAGATGGTAGCGGCGACCTCGGATTCAATCGAGGCGTCGATAAGCATGTGTAATGCTCTCCATAAGGAATTGTTATTAGGGTCAAACGAGAACCCGTGAAGGATTTCAGGCGGTAGGCTCGGCTTCATTGGCGGCGTCAATCTGGCCCTGCATCTGGTTTCCGGCCTGTTCGGCGACAGGGGTCACGCCCGTGCGGCCGATGACCTTGTTCTGCTCCTGAGATACGGACATTTGCAGGTTCTTGATGTAGTTCTCGACCAACGCACGGAAGTGCGGGTCCTGCTGGAGTCTCTGCTGGGCCTGAGGATTCTTGGAGACGATGTCTTGGATGTACTGCATCTTGGCTCCGGCGGCAGGGTCATTCTCGACGTAGTTGGCTTCCATGCCAAGCATCATCAGGCCAATGTCGGACTGGATGTCACGATAGACCTTCTGACTGGCGGCTCCGGCGGGCATGATGAGTTCCTTGGCCTTGTCAGGGTCGATGGCTTCGACGGCGGCCTTGACCAACTTGTTGCGGTCGATGATGCCTCCGGCGTCAAGCGGAAGGACGAACTGCGTAATGGCCTTGAGTTTCTCGATGACGTAGGAAGCGTCGATGTCCCGGACGTCGTACTTCACATGGAAGTCGAACATCGACGAGATTTCGGACACGTTCTGCGGCAACTTGACTCCGGCGATACGCTCGACCTCGGTCGGCTCCATGTACTGCATGGTCAGCGAGAACATCATGTTGAACGTCTCGCTCCACACGGACAGCCAATTGTTTACCATCAACTGCTGAGTCACCTGCGTCTTGACCTGAGGTACGTTGGCGTGTGTAAGGCCAAAGTACATGGCGTTGTTCATCTCGACCATGTTGATGAGATTGAACGCAGTCGCAGTCTCGCCGCCCGGAGGAGGCATGAATCGGTAGTCGTCCGGCGACGTAACCGGGAGGTGTACGCCCGGGGCTACACGATTGAGGCCACCGAGACGTTTCTTGACCATGACAGGAGGCATCGTGACGAAAGCCGTGCGGTCACGGATGGAATCTTTCTGGGCCTTGACTTCCAACTGGTCGATGGCGGCAATTTCAGGAACGCCACGGCAGTCCATGATGGGACGGCGGGCCCGTTCACGACGATACACGACGAACGGATACTTGCCGTGTGCATAGCCGAGCAGTTCGTGCTTGGCGAAACGCTCGGTCCCGGCGATGGGGCAGAAAACGGTCTGATAGATGCCCGGGATGCCGTCCTTGTCGAGAAGTCGGGCGTAGGCGTAGACCACTTCGACAAGGTTGTCGTTGCGGTTAATCTGATAGTTCAGCAAGGCCGCCGAAGGAAGGATGTTCGGGTCGTTGAACGAGTTAATCATCCCGGCCGTGTTGATGGCCTCCTCGACGAACTTCTTGTCCCAGTCGTCCGAAGCGGCCATCTGGCGGAGTTCGAGTTCCGTCATGAACGTGCGTCGGAAAACGACACGGGCGTTCTGAAGGTCGATGGTTTCCGGAGGGAACGAAATCTCGTCGAACGGCTTGAGGGCCACGATGCGAGGCATGTTCTTCGCCACATACTGCTCCGGGATGTTGGCGACGCCAGTCTCACGCATCTCACGGACGGCCTGAAGCACGTCATTGAGTGCCATGTCCTTCAGGTACATCGTGATGAGGTCTGCGGCGTACTGCTCTTTGGCCGGGTCGGAGATTGCGTCCATCAGTCCCGCAAGCGGGCTGGTCGGGTCCTGCTGGGCGGTCATCTGGGCGAGTGCGGCGATTTCTTCCGCACGGACGACTTGGAAACGGGTGCCCATTTCCTGCTCCCAGTAGACATGGAGTGCGGACCATCCATACTGCTGGGTGTAGTTGGCGGCGAGTTCGGCCTCGTTGCGGAGGTCGGCCTTAATCTTGTTGACCATCCAGTTCATCAACACGTTCGCCCCGGCCGAAGGACCAGCGTCGTTGATTTCGGTGCCGTTGACCCGGATGTTGCATCGGTCGAAAGTCGTCATCAGGATGGAGACGATTTCGTTGATGGTGTTGTCGACGAGGCGGACACGGACGTCCGACGCACCCTCGAAGGGGAACGCCGGGTCGCCGTCAGGACGAATGTCGCTGTGCTTCTTGCCGTCGCCGGACTGCCCTTCCCAGCGGGCGAAACGGATGTTGTCGTTGTCGATGACACGGGCCGTGTTGGACCCGTGGTTCAGCGAACGCTGGAACTCATGGAAAAGGTATCCTACGTCGGGCTTGCCCGTCGAGTAGACGAACTTGTCCTCGTTATTGCTGTCGTTCTTCATTAGTAGATTTTAGTTTCAGAAAGTCGTCCCGGTGGTATCTCCGGTGGTTGCCCTTGGTACGATAGGTGCGTACCTTGCCTTGGTCTGCCATCTTTTCGATGATTTTCCGTCCGAATCCGGTCAGGTTCATCGCTTGGGAGCGAGTCAGTAATGCGGGTGGTTTAAGCATGGTCAGTAAGAGCCTCCTCCCCAAGAACGCATGGCGTCGTGCCCCTGATACTCAGGGTCCATGACCATGAGGTAGCGTAGGCAGTCGATTGGGTCTTTGGTAGCACCCTTTTCGCCGTCCTTGCCCGTCCACTCACGGAGGCAGTAAGTCAGGTTCTGGCAGTCCTCGGAAACGTAAAGATTGGGATGATTGACCGAAGTAATCGGCTGATGATTGTCGTATGAGAAACCGTCGTTAATCATCGCCACACCCTGCTCAATGCGGATACCAGCGGCCGGGCGAAAGTGCATAGGTGCTTCACCCGAGTCCAGAAGTTCGATGAGTGAGATGCCACCATCGTCCATTGAAGCCTTTGAACCACCAGCCCGAGGGTCGATGAATCGCTCACAGATTTCTTCTTCTCCTTCGAGTTCTCGGATAAGTACCTTGTAATCTTCGATTGAGCGTCCGCAGTTATTGCGTTGTCCAGAACCCGCTTTTCCGTCCGGCGACGAGTCCGGCATGGCCCATTCGCCTTCCGACAGGTCCGGCCACTCCCGGTAGACGTACATTTCGCCCGTTTCGGAGACACGGAGCCACAGCATGAACCAGTTTCGGGCCCCGGCTGGGTCGACGACCATGTAGTTGGTGCCTTCTTTCGGGATTTTGTCCGGGGAGATGACGTTTGCTTCCGTGAACCTCGGGAACTGGTTCCCTGTGACGTTATCTGCCCAGCCATACGCTCGGATTCGGACTTCATAAGGTTTCTTCCCTTCCAGCATCTTCTTCAACTGGTTGAAAGGGTTGTAAGGGTTGAGTTGCGAGTGGAACCACATGACCATGGCACTTCGGCCGTGGCACTTCGCCTTGTAGGGCATGGTTCCGGACGGACATCCGGTGACATGGACGCCGGGGCCGAGCAATTCGGCTTTCTTGAACTCCACGAACTTGCATCCGGAGACGTACTCCTTGACGACCGGGCTGTATCCGTGAATCGGGGTGAAAGTAGTGACCAACTTTCCGAGACGGGTGACGATTCGGTAGCGAAGCGTCTCGACCCAGTCCAGAGGCACCAATTCGTCGCACCAGATGAGGTCGACCTCGCCACCTTCGATGACCTCACGCTTCTGGGCGTAGTTCATGAAGAAGCATTGGCTTTTGTTCGGCAGGATGAACGTGCCGTCGGAAAATCCGTTTTTCTGCGTGTACTGGACGTTCGTGACCTTGTTCTTACGCAGTTCCTTGTACTCCGAAGGCAGATACTTGTAGACGACGTTCTGTTGCATCTCGATGGACGACTTGTTGGTCGTATGGAGGCACCAGACACGGGCATTGGGAGTGTTGATGAGCGTCTGGACGACACGTTTGGCCGCCCATTCAGTCTTTGAGGCACGATTTCCGCCCAAGACGAGCAGTTCGTTGCACTCTTTCAGCAGATTGTCGGCTTCCTTCCAATGCGGAAGGTCGAAACCATGGCGATAAGGGTCGAGTTTCTCGGCAAGAATCTTGTCCTCACGCAGAGTAAGCAGTTCAGCGACTTTTTCCGCACCGAACTTCTCCGTCAGGGCCCGAACGTCCTGAACGGATGGTGCAATAAGCACCGGATGCGGGGTCGGCTGAAAGTTCATGCGACCGGAAGGGTGTCTTTCTTTGGGTCGTAGTTCATCGTGACCTTGCTCATCTTGCTTACCCTTGCCTTCTTCTCGCTTGCAGAGGGCGGAGCCAGAGGGTCAGGTTGTTCCTGCGACGTATCGAACAAAGGACGATAGACAAACGAACTATCCTCACGGCGAGGAGTGAAATCCTGCATTCCGTCAGTAACCCGACGGACGTTTGCGATTCCCATCAGGAAGTTTGGTTCATACGAACGTCCGTTGACGGCGGCCTGTACTTCCTGACGCTTCCAATGGATGGCCAGTTGGTCGTATTCAGCCCGCATATCGTCATAAGCCCTGCGACGGGCCCCATCAATCGTGGCATCACCCATCGTATCGACATCAAGACCAACGACCTTTCCTATCGCCCTTCCGGCAAACTTTCCTGCCGCACCAGCCCGGCCAATCGTCTGCTTGATGACGTATTCCTTCGGCTTGTCGTAGCCAATAGCCTTCTTGAGTTTCTTCTTGCCGTAACTTGAGGCTTCATCGACGGCCTTTTCTGCAAACTGTTCAATCATTTCCATTTCGACGGGTTCAGTCTCACGGAGGTATTCCCCCGCCGAAACCAATTTACCCTGAATGTCGCTCCAGACAGGAACGGTTTCATACCGGGCACGGCGATGCATGATTGAGGGGTCTTGCAATCCCCTAAATGCATCTAGTGGATTAACTCCGGGGAAACGAATCCCTGTCGTTTTTTCAAGGAAACCGGGCTTGTACTCGTCTTCTTTCGGAAGCGGGGCTCCTCCCACACCGGAAATAGGTTGGTTAGCCATAGTTACCAAGCCTTGCACGACCAATACCGGGCAGAGGTCTTTGGACCCGGATTGTCGCAGTTGTGACGGGCACGGAAGTTAGCCCGACGTCCGGGCATATGCTTCTTGATGCTCATGTTGGGGTCGCCGAAGCGAACGATGATGGTCCGTCCGGAAGGGTTCTTCACATAGACGGCGGACTTCTTCGGACCACCCGGGGTCCGGAAAGGTTTGTTGAGGGT